TGACAGAACAAATTCAACAAGAGAATACTGGAAACCAGATTGTATTAGCAGGAACAGCATATTACGATTTTAACCATTTTGCAACGTATTGGAAAAGATGGAAATCCATTATCAAAAGCAAGGGCGATCCGCATAAGCTAAAAGAAATATTTGGTGAAGAAGATATACCAGATTCTTTTAATTGGAAAGATTACTCAATAATTAGAGTGCCGGTTGACCTGATTCCTAAAGGGTTCATGGACGACGCTCAGGTGGCGAGGTCAAAAGCTACGGTTCATAACGGTATCTATCTAATGGAGTTTGGGGCGTGTTTTTGTACAGATTCTTCAGGATTCTTCAAAAGGAGTTTAATTGAATCATGTGTCGGTAATGAGACTAAACCTATCAACATCGCCTCTGGAGGTCAAGTCTATTTTGATCCACTTTTAAAAGGAAATCCGGCAGGTCAATATATCATCGGCGTGGACCCTGCATCAGAAGTTGATAATTTTTCCATTACTGTTATAGAAGTACATGATGACCATAGACGAGTTGTGCATTGTTGGACCACCAATAGACAACAACACAAAGATAGGGTGAAAAAGGGTCTAACAAGAGAAGTGGACTTCTACTCATTCTGTGCCCGTAAGATACGCGATCTGATGGGTGCTTTCCCGACGATACATATTGCCTTAGATGCTCAAGGAGGCGGCATAGCGGTTGCTGAAGCCCTTCACGACCCTAAAAATCTACAGAAGGGTGAATTAGCTATTTGGCCGGTTATTGACGAGAAAAAAGAAAAAGATACAGATAATGAATCCGGTCTGCATATTCTAGAACTATGCCAGTTTGCTAAGTACGACTGGTTAGCCGAAGCCAATCATGGTTTACGAAAAGATTTTGAAGATAAAGTGCTTCTACTGCCAAGGTTTGATCCTATTACAATTGGACTGTCGATTGAGCAGGACAAGATGGCGAATAGAACTTATGACACTTTAGAAGATTGTGTTATGGAAATTGAGGAACTAAAGAATGAATTATGCATGATAGAAATCAGACAGACCGCTACAGGCAGGGAGCATTGGGATACTCCAGAAGTTAAAGTTGGTACTGGCCGTAAACAACGTATAAGAAAAGACCGTTATTCTTCATTATTGATGGCAAATATGGCGGCAAGACAGACTAGAGCAAGAAGAATCCAAGACGATTATGAAATTGTTGGTGGATTTGCAGAAATGTCTCAGGGCAAAGGTAGGCCAAAAGCAGATTTTATTGGCCCAGCTTGGATAACTTCGCAATTAAACAATCTTTATTGATTTTGGTGTACTATAATATGAATGGTATTACACTGTAATTAAATCAAGGTTACTACAATGTCCGAAGAAAAAAAGCTCTACATTGATTTAAACGACAAAGATGCACTGGAACAGGCAAGTGCAAATGTTGATAGTTATGATGGAGTTATGAATACAAGCGGTAGTTACAGAAGATCTTACCTCGATATCGAGGATGGAATTTCTGTTAGGACATCGTATCGCAAAGGCGACTACTACAGATTCCGTGCTGGTGAACAACCACCAACCCTTGAAAAAGAAATTATTGAGAGGTGTATGAATGCCTATGAAAAGGTCGGCATTATTAAAAATGTTGTTGATCTCATGGGCGATTTTGGTTCACAGGGCATCAGTCTTGTCCACACAGATAAAAATGCGCAAAAGTTTTATCGTCGATGGTGGGAAGAAGTGTCTGGATCAGAGAGATCAGAAAGATTTCTCAATACTTTATTCAGATGTGGCAATGTTGTTATTAAAAGACGATACGCCAAATTAAATAAAGCCACACAGAACAAAATGACCCGTGGTGAAGATGATGTCATTATTACCAAAGAAAACATCTCACGACGGCGGATTCCTTTTGTTTATGATTTTCTAAACCCAATAAACATTGATGTTGTTGGTGGTAGATCGGCGTTATTTACCGGCAACAAAAAATATAAAATGAAATTATCGACTTATATCAAAAAGTCATATGAAGCTAAAGAAATCCCAATTAATCAATTAAGTGACGAAATCCAAAAGGCTCTAAGAGATGGGCATAGTCATATTGACCTGAATTCTGACGACCTGATGGTTTATCACTATAAAAAGGATGATTGGCAATTATGGGCGCATCCCATGATTAACTCAATCCTTGATGATATCACCATGCTGGAAAAGATGAAGTTAGCAGATATGTCGGCACTTGATGGTGCCATCTCTAATATTCGTCTATGGCGATTGGGCGATTTTGAGAATAAAGTTCTACCAACAAGAGCAGCTATTGATAAGTTGCGCAATATTTTAGCAAGTAATGTTGGCGGCGGTACTATGGATTTAGTTTGGGGTCCGGAACTTGACTTCAAAGAAAGTAATACCCAGATATTTAAATTCCTTGGTACTGAGAAATACCAACCAGTACTGAACAGTATCTATGCCGGTTTGGGAATTCCACCTACTTTAACAGGTCTTGCTGGAAATGGCGGTGGATACACAAATAACTTTGTATCGCTAAAAACCCTAATTGAAAGATTGCAGTACGGTAGAAATCTTCTGCAAAAATTCTGGAACATTGAAATCAGAAAAGTCCAGAAAGCGATGGGTTTTGCTAAACCGGCGAAAATCCATTTTGATCACATGGTACTTTCTGACGAATCTGCTGAAAAAAGTCTATTAGTACAATTGGCTGATAGAGATCTTATTTCTACAGAAACGATTCGTGAGCGATTTGGTGAAATTGATGATATCGAAGATGCGCGAATTAAGGCAGAGCGAAGAACTAGAAAGTCCAATAAAGTGCCACCAAAAGCTGGACCTTATCATAACTCTCATATATCTGATGACTACAAGAAAATTGCCCTTAATAAAGATCAGATAACAATTGATCAGGTTACAGATTTACAACCAAAACCTGAAGAACCCGCCCCATCAATTCCAGAACCAAGAATTCAGGAAGAAAATCCTAACACTTCTGAAAGGCCGGATGGTGGTAGACCCAAGAATGCATTTGATACACAACCCCGTAAACAAAAAGTTGTAAAACCATTAACGGGTCCAAGTACAGCGAATGTATTAATCTGGGCAACATCCGCACAGAAGGAAATAACTGATTTATTGCAACCTGCTTTATTAGCTCATTACGGTAAATCAAATGTAAGAAAGCTAACAAAACAGGAAGCTGAAGAACTAGAGCTATCTAAGTTTGTCGTACTTTCTAACCTAAAACCATTTACTGAGATAAATGAGGATATGATATTCAATATATTAAAAACAAATGCAAAAGTTGACACTCATATCTTAAATCAGGTTGAGCAATTTGTGAAAGATTTTGTGGACAAAAACTCTAAGACACCTTCAGTAGATGAGATGCGTCAAATCTACTGTTTGTCGTACTCATATGTAAAAAGTCCACTTGAGTAGAAAAATGGTGTATAAAAAATATGAGGTGATCATATGAAAATTCATAAGCAAGAAATCTTAGATGGTTTATCAGAAAAAATCGAGGCTAGTGCCAGTGTGTCGCTAGATGCTCAGATTCTGATTGATTCTGATTTGGACCATCCCTCCGAAGAAGAAATACAGAAAACACTAGCTGGTTATGGGCATTCCAACCCTGACCAAGTTGACCTGTATTACTTAAATGCTGTTTTGGTTTCTACTGGGTGGAATAAAAACGACGATGTATTTGCTGCTGAAGAAGCTTGGGCTGCTAGGGATACTCCTGTGGACAAGCAATTTAATTACATGCATGATGAGAGTGATATTATAGGCCACATTACTGGCAGCACTGTTGTTGACGCTAACGGCACTAAAATTGAAGCTGAAGAATTACCACCCGAAAAATTTGACATTATTACCTCAGCCGTTCTATATAAATCCTGGAGCGATCCAGAATTAAGAGAAAGGATGTCTCAGTTAGTTTCTGAGATAGAAGAAGGAAAATGGGCGGTTTCTATGGAATGTTTATTCTCAGATTTTGACTACTCAGTTGTTTCACCTGATGGTGAGATGAAGGTTGTAGCAAGAAATGATGAATCAGCATTCTTGACGAAACATCTCCGTGTTTATGGCGGGAAAGGAGAATACGAAGGATATAAAGTAGGAAGATTGCTCCGCAATATCGCTTTTTCTGGTAAAGGGTTGGTTAATAAACCAGCTAATCCACGAAGCATTATTCTTCAACCAGAAGAAGACCCATTCGATGATAACTTTACCAACTCTGTAAATGTAGAGGAGTTTAAAATGGCTGATGATCAGAAAGTCAAAAGTTCTGACATTGAAGTAGAAGCAGCGGTTGCTTCAGTCAATGATGAACTAGAGACGATCAAAGCTGATCATGAAGCGGTTGTTGACGGTCTTACCGCCACAATCGCTGAACGAGATGCTAAGATCACAGAACTAGAAGAGAGTGCTGCTGCACTAACTTCTGAACTGGAAGAAACCAAAGCTAAACTAGATGAGACTTCAACTCAGCTAGGTGAAACTAAGGCTACTATCCGCACTATGGTTCGTACAGCACAGGCTAAAGATGCTGGTATCGCAGACGATAAAGTCGAAGATACTCTCGCCAAGTTTGATGCTGTAGATGACGAAGCTTTTGCAGCTATGCTTGATCTTGTTAAGACTCAGGCACATGTTAGCTTAGAATCAGTCAACGACAATCCAGCTCCAGCACCTGCACCAGCAGCGGCTCCAGAGCCAGTTGTTGAAGAAATC